TTATGTAAAATAGGCATATTTATTAAGTCATTCTCTATTCTAAGAACTGAGAATGGCATTCAAATTAAAGACAGGTAAAACAGTAAACAAGATTCTTGCAGGTGCAGGTATTGCAGCCTTAGGAACCGTCATACTAGGTGCAATTTCACCAGGAATGGCAAGCGGTACAGTTGGTAAAATAATTCCAGCAGCAGCAGCCTTTGGCATTGGTGGTATAGAATCAGCAATCGGTGCAGTAGCAACTTCAGTTGTTCAAGGTTCAGACAGAGCATTTACAGGTGCAAATTCTATGGGAAACTTACAAGAGGATAGTCTATAATGGCTGTACCACTTATGCGAAGTTATACGACACCAGGTTTAGCACTTAACGTCTTTGGCCCATCTACAGACGATATTACAGGTCTTACTATACAGCAGTTAAACCGAAGTAACAATATCTTAGATTGTGTAAACAATCCAGACCCACCAGGTGCAGCAGCATATCAAACTAACGTACTTGTAAACGGAATCCAGAGTGGGGTTTCCAACTTCTCTGTGGCATCCTCAGCCGCCAGTGCTGGTCGTGTCGTATTTGGCCCTATCCCAGTTTCAGTAGGTGGTGCATCAGGTGGAAAACAGTTGAGCTTTTCATCAGGACAAGTTGCCACAGGTGGTGGTATTGCAGCATATTCATTTTTAATGAAATACGCAAATCTTTTCTAAGGTGGCTTAAGTGCCTCAAATAATTCAAGGATACCGAGTTACGGTAAAACCAAACGATACAACTGCTGAAAGTACTTTTGTTGCGGATGTTGTAGCAGCAGGTGCAGGCGCAACTACAATTCACTACCCTACATTATATCGAAGCATAGCAATTTCAGTAGCAATTAAAAATCAGGATGCAGCCAATCCCTGCACATTTTCAGTAAACGGACAGCCTGCAGTTGCATTAAGTGCAGGTGCAGACCAAAACATAAACGGACAAAACGTTGTAAGCGTGCAAGTAACACCAGGTGCAGCAGGTTCAACAGACCTACTGGCACAAGTTACACCGATGTATCTTTCAACAGAACAAGCAAGATTTAATCTCTCAGGTGGTTAAACAATGGGCTTCTCTGGTGGCGGTTCCAATGTATTAAAACCTCATAAACACGATGGTACGGTTGTCCAAGATGGTGGCCCTTTAGATTTTGATAATATTACACAAGCGGATTTAACAGCAGGTGATGTCATTTATTCAAACGGTACACATCTACAGCGTTTGGCAATAGGAACCCCAGCACAACAAATTAAAGTAAATGCAGGTGCAACAGCACCCGAATATTTTACTGCTGCTGCTGCTGCAAGTGCATGGACTATACTAGGTTCAACAACTTTAGGTGTTGCAGGTGGCACAATGGATGTAACTTGGGCTTTAGCAGATGTAAAAGACTTTCTTCAAATATATGCTTGGACAGGTGACGGGGGGGGAGCTATCAGACGGTACTTGTCTTTCTACAATTCGGCTGGTGTCGTAGATGTTGGAAATAATTACGCATCACAAGTTTCTACAAATTTCGCTGCACCGACAACATCGGTTAGCACTACGGGAATTGGTGGATATGATAACGTAGCAGAGTTTGACTCAATTCAAGTCTGCTGTGTCGATTCAGCACAAAGTAAACTCGTAATGCGAACTGCCATGATTAATTCTAATAATAGTGCTGCAACCGCACCAACTAACCGTCAACTTTTGGGAAAGTGGGCCAACATTACTGATGAAATTCGGGGCGTTCAGCTGAATCAAGCGGGTGGAGCGGGATTGTTTGCAGCAGGAAGCGGCATGATTGTTCTCGGTACAGACCTGTAATGATAAAAAAAATAAAGAAAATTTTAAGATTTATTCTTTCAATTTTTTATAACAAGAAATAATTATTTGTTATCTTCTTGGGTTAGCAATAGTTCTATGTGGCTTACTCGTTCATCTAATACTTCAATCAAAACCTGCTGTGATTTACACAGTTCATTTAAATTTTTTATCCATTGAAATAATTGTTTCAAATCGCTTTCGATTATTTCCATTTTCATTTTAAATTACATTTTTTTTAGAACACTCTAAACAAATATCATTAAGACAATTTTTAGCTAAATAGATTTTACATACTCTGCATTTTTCTCTAGGGATAATTTCAGTTGTCATACCATTTACCGAAACAGATTAAACAAATATTTGGACTAAAAGCAGAACGTGTAATCGGTAACATTCTTTTCAAACAAAATTTACAATTCAAGATTCTAAAACCTTCACATGTCTTTTTAATTTTGCAAGTAATACTTCCTTTTGTTTTTTGTTCAAGATTCTAAACCTTCCTCAATTCCTATTTGTTTAATACAATACATTATGGTTTCATTAGCATTTTTCTTTCCTAGTTGGTTGCGCACCTGGTCAAGTAAGGCCCAATAACTAATTGGGATTGAAATAGTTTTGGCTACTTTAGTTTCCTTTTGTGCAGCCTTTAACCTTCTTGCTTTTTCTAACGGTGTCACATGGTCTGGATTAAACATAATAATACTAAGTCGTATTACTACTATAAAATAATATATATTAAGAAATTTTGACCACATATACTTGCCAGTCCCCAGTTATGTCACCCCAAGCCGATACCATATCCCCTAGGAGCGTATTGCGCTGATTCTTCCACTAGACTTTAATGATAAGTTCAAATAATCATTAGGTTAGTTAATGGTTTTTGTGAGCTTTTCTTGACATTAGTTAGGGTTGAAGCTAGGGTAAGCAGGGTTAAAAGTAAGTAATATCTTAATAATTATGGCATGGAAGTTTTATCAGCAGCACTTATCCTGGTGGCTTGTGTATCTGCAGGTGTTTCCTGTATGTTTATTGCTCGGAACCGTGGTTCTATTAACAAGCACAGTAGGCAACGGATTAAGGATTATGAGGCTGACATTAAATATTTAGGTGAAATTAAAAAGGCTGATGCTGCAGACTATAGACAAGAGATTTTACGACTTAAAGGAAGTATTAACAAAATGAAACAAGGGACTACAGTCACAGATACAGACATGAAAAACTCAGGTCTAGGTGATGTTATCATGCAGTTAATACCAAAAAAGTATCAAAAGGCTGCATCCTTCCTGGTTCCACAGGTTGAAGAAGCAGTTAAGAAAGACCCTGCTATAGTTGAACGAATTTATGAAAAAATCAAATCCGCTAACACAGCCAATAGTAAGCAGGCCCAACCTGGAACTGAAACTGAAGCAATATCTTCCCTGTGACCTATGTGCAGATACGGTAACAGGCATACCTCATGGTATTGTAGGTACAGTGGATGCACAGACCAACTCTAACAAGATTGACCCTATCTATAATACAACTATTGACTGTCCTAAATGTAAAGGTGAGAAATACAATTGGGTTTAAAACGTAAATGTGAAAATAGGCTATGTGATAATTTATCACGTTCTTTTGAAAATAAATATTGTTCAATATTATGTGCTGATTGCCATAACGGTATAATATCAGAATTAGAATGGGTTTTAGTTAATCCCTACACATCCTGGCTGAGAAAAAAAGCAACAGGTGATTCAAGAGAACAACATCTTAAAGATGTATATAATTTATTGAAAGAACTAAATTATTATTAGAAATTCCACGCTGACTCGGTCTTTTTACGCCTAGAAACACGCTTTCTTACACGTTTGTATGCCCTTCTGGCTGTTTTTCTTACCATTCCTTTACGTGTAGAACGTTTCCTTTTTGTGGACTTAGATTTTTTTCGTTTTTTTGTGGTTCGGGGTTTGCCTCTTAATCTACGCATTTTTGCACCCCAGGCTTTAGCAGCCTTTGAACCTTTCTTCAATTAGCAGCACCAAAACCGCCACCACTCCAACGCTGACTTCCTAAACTGGATATGTTTGCACCACCTGGTGATGTCTGTGGACTAGAACTCGGTCTGGCTGAATCACTTACACTGGAAGCAGTGATAGTCGCTGCTACAGGAGATGAGATATTTCTGTTTACTTCTACTTGACTTTGATTAACTGGCCCAACGCCTGCTGCAGTTCCTGCATCAGATGTATAGACCAAATCTCTTAACGTGAACAAGGGATCGAACAACTTGCTGCTTCCCGAGCCAATTGACCGTAATGAATCCCCTATCCCCGCACCAATTGAGGCTATTCCCGCACCTGTTTCCTGCAATGCGCCACCTGTGGCTGCTGCAGAACCAGGTCTGATTAAAGCATTGAGAACGAACGCACCAGCAAGACCTAAAGCCAAATAGCTTCCAATCTTACCGATAACCATGCTTATGTAAAATAGGCATATTTATTAAGTCATTCTCTATTCTAAGAACTGAGAATGGCATTCAAATTAAAGACAGGTAAAACAGTAAACAAGATTCTTGCAGGTGCAGGTATTGCAGCCTTAGGAACCGTCATACTAGGTGCAAT